CTTCAATGCCTTCAGCATCCGATCCTGCTAGAGGTGAGTCGGCTACGCTGGTTGTGGTTGACGAATGGGCGTTCCTTCCAAACCCTGAAGAAGCGTGGGCTTCTATAGAACCTGTCGCTGACGTTGGCGGTAGGATCATTGGTTTGTCCACTGCTAATGGTTCCGGTAATTTTTTTCACGAATTGTGGGTTGGGGCTGAGACTGGTAACAACAAATTTGAACCAATGTTTTTTCCTTGGTCTGCTACGGAGGACAGAGATGACACTTGGTATGAATCTAAAAAAGAATCTATGCTTGCATGGCAGTTGGCTCAGGAGTATCCTTCTTCTCCAGAAGAGGCTTTCATTAAGTCAGGTAATCCTGTTTTTGATTTGGATGTTTTAGAAAGAATGATGGGGGATGTTGAAGAAGGTCAAGGAGGCTATTTGTGGAATCCTTATCCGAGAGTAGTGGAGTTTAGAAAAGATGCTCACAGTTTGGCGTGAACCGGACGCTAGTAAAATTTATTGTATCGGGGTTGATACTGCTGAAGGTTTAGTTCACGGCGACTATTCTTGCGTTCAAGTTTTGGAAGTGCGTACTGGTGAACAAGCAGCAATTTGGCATGGTCACATTCCTCCTGACACGTTGGCTAATGAAGTTTACAATCTGGCTTTGTGGTATAAGGATGCTTTAACTTGCGTCGAGTCGAATAACCACGGGTTAACAACGTTGGTTCAGTTACGTCATTTAGGTCATCCTAATCTTTTCCGTAAAAGAAGTTTGAATCAGTCAACCACTAAGGTTTCTCAAGAGTTTGGTTGGAAAACTACTCGCACTACTAAACCTTTGTTGATTGACGATTTGGGTATGGCTTTACGTTCTGAGGAGTTAATCATTCACGACAGGTACACTTTAGCGGAATTACGCACTTATATTCGCACCAGTCGGGGTTCTATGGCAGGAAGTCCTCACGATGACCGTGTTATGGCTTTAGCGTTGGCTAATCAGATGCGTCAATACGCGTTTATGCCTGAATTTACAAAGAAAGTGGACGATTATTGGACTGTGGATTGGTTCTCTAGGCTGGTTAAACCTGAAGAAACTGACGATATGCACATCGGAAAACACAGTATGCGTGGGACACTGTAACCATAGTATTTAGGAGACTATAGGAACCTAGGAGGTTTCAATTATGGCAAGATTTGTTTCGCATACCAGCGCCAGTCAAAATGTTGACGGTTCTGGCACATCAGGCGGCAACAACAAAATGGAACGCGGCGGTTCCGTAGTAGCAAATCCGATATGGGAGCCGGGTGGCGCTCAGGATTTTGCTCAAAGATTCGATAACCCAGAATACGCTCACATGACGGGCGGATACGGTGAAACTTCAGTTCGTGAAACACCATTCAATCAGCATGGTCAAACCGGAAAAGTTGAACCTAATGTAGATCCGCAGCCTCGTCTTGAAGGTTGGAATGCAGAAGGCTTCGGTCCTCGCCCCTAATGGCTGTCCTCCCTCGCGAGGCGACATACGAAGAATTTGTTTCGTATGTTCAGGACTTTCGAGGTCCAGTCTCAAATGCAGAACTGGATGAGTTATGGGAACGTCGTCAAAAACTTCTTGGACTCAAATTCGTAACTGGAGCGGTCTCCCGCTCACGGTTACCGCTAGACGAGCAGCATTTGACTTTGAACGAAAGAGAAAAAAAACTTATCGCCGAAGCCAAAGCGCAAGGGCGTAACATAGAGAAAGTTTAATGGCTAAAAAAACTAGAGCAGAGCAGTTTGAAACTGCCAAACGCAGACTAGAAGCGTCTGCACGTTGGCGTGACGAAATGGGTTACGACTCTTTATGGCAACGCATGACAGATTTGTACCGTGGTAAACAATTCCCGCGTACAACTGTCACTAAAGAAGATCTGATCGTAGTTAACCTTGCTTTCAGCACTGTTAACGTTATCGCCCCTTCCGTTTCAGTTAACCACCCTAAAATAGTTGTTTCAGCGACAGAACCAGAAAACTCTGATCGTGCCGCTTATGTCGAAGCGGTAGTGAACTATTTGTGGAGGCATCACGATTTCCGTAAACCATTCAGACGTGCAGTTAAAGACTTTTTAATCACAGGTCACGCATGGTTGAAAGTAGGGTGGAAATTCGTTGAACAGGAACGTTCCCTCAGCGACGTTGAAAAAGAAGAAATGTTAGACGACGCTCTTTTAGAAGCAGACGCTTTCGCTATGGAAAACGCTGCAATGGCAGGGGATCTTCCCACTGATGAAGAAATAACTGTCAGCGTTCCAGACACCACTATGGTAGTCGTTGAAGATCAACCTTTCGTTGAAAGAGTTTCACCTTTTGACATTTACATCGACCCTGAAGCAACATGTTTAGAAGATGCACAGTGGATTTGTCAACGCATAGTCCGTCCTTTGGAAGAGGCTAAGAAAGATAAACGCTACAAGGCTGCTGCTAGAAAACGTTTACAAGCAGACGGTTTACTGTACCCGATGTTTCAAAACCGGGAACGTCAAGAACAAGAACAATTCCTGTTGGAAGAAGATCGTGTAGCGATCTACGAATACTATGACATTGCAGAAAACACAATGTCAGTGTTTGCACAATCAGGTGAAGAGTTTTTAGTTGACCCGATGCCTATGCCATACGCTTACGGTCAACCTTTTGTAATGTTACGAAATTATGACGTTCCAGACTACTTCTACCCAATGGGTGATTTAGAATCAATCGAGTCTCTGCAACTAGAATTAGACAAGACACGTACGCAACTTATAAATGCACGTAAACGTTACGCAAGAAAATATTTGTACCATGAACGTTCATTCGGTCCTGAAGGACGCGAAGCGTTAGAATCCGATCAGGATGGGCGTTTAGTTCCAGTAGTTGATGAAAATAAACCTTTACAGGAAGTTGTGGTACCTATGCCACAAACACCTTTGTCTCCAGAGATTTACAACACTTCAGCAATTATTGAACAAGACATCAACACTGTTTCAGGTGTTTCAGAATATGCACGTGGTTCAATGCCTGAAATTAGGCGTACAGCCACGGAAGCATCAATTATCGCCGATGCGGGCAACGCACGTGCTGCCGACAAGTTAGCGATTATTGAAATCAGTATAGGAAACATCGCACGTCGAGTTATCCAGTTGATGCAACAATTTATGACAGGTGAACAGATGGCTCGTATCGCCGGTAAAGGCGGGCAAGACATGTTTTTCACTTACACACGTGAAGACATTGTAGGCGAATTTGATTACACGGTTGAAGGTGGATCAACACAGCCTGTTAATGACACTATTCGTAAACAGCAAGCAGTTTCATTACTGAACGCTATGGCTCCTCTAGTGGGAACAGTTATTGATCCTAACGCTTTAGCGAAACACGTTTTAACTTTAGGGTTCGACATTAAAGACCCTGACAGATTTTTAATTCAGCAGCAAACTCCACAAGATATGGAAGTTGCTTCTGCGGAGGCTGGCGCAGCACCAACACCGTTTGGTCAAACACCTGTGCCGCAAGGTCCCGACATGGGAGCGTTTGCTCCCACCGGCGGCGTACCTCCAGAATTGTTGGCTCAATTACAGGGTCAAATGGGGTTGGAACTTCCAGCCTTATAACGGGACACAGTTCCCGAATAGTATAGGAGCAGCCTTTTAGGACTCCGAGGAGAAAATTAAATATGGAAGAGGATGTAACGGAATCCACTGAGGTGGACACTCCAGAGTCTTCAGTTGAAGTTTCAGAGGAACCTTCTGGCGAAACTTATGCCGTAAAGGTAGATGGGGAAGAGCAGGAGGTCAGTCTTGATGAACTTCGGGACGGATACCAAAGACAGTCGGATTACACACGTAAAACGCAGGAATTGGCTTCCGAACGTAAACGGTTACAGCAAGCGGAAGCGATAGTTTCCTCACTGGAAGCGGACCCTGATGGGACTCTTTCAGCGTTGGCTGATGCGTTCGGGGTTCAGATGGGGTCACCCGTTAATCAGAGTAGTAACGAAAGTTACCAGTCTGACTGGGATGATTCTCAACCTGATCCTACCGAGCAGCGTATCGCCCAGTTGGAAACACAGTTAGCGCAGCAGGCTCGTTTACAACGACGACAACAAACAGAAAAGCAAGTAGAAGGGCTTAAAGAACAGTACGGGGATTTTGACGCTCAAGAACTTTATCAACATGCGTTGACTCACAAAATAGGCAACTTGGAAGCCGCATTAACTCACATGAGATATGGCGATGTTGCAGAGAAAGCCAACAAATTAGAAAAAGAACAAGAGCGCACAGAAGCCAAACGAGACGCTTCGATTGTGGAACCAACAGGTTCAAAACAAGCAGGAAGCGTTAAGGACAGTACTGTTGCAAAACCTACTTCTATCCGTCAAGCATTCGAGGATGCGAAACGGGAACTTGCTTCATAGACATTAGTGAGGTAAAAACTTATGGCGGCAGGAAACGCTGACTTTGACGAGATACTCTCGACCACGCTGAAAAACTATATCCCTAAACTGACTGACAACATTTTCACGGCTAGACCACTGTTCTACGCTTTGACAAATGGTCAGACAATTAGGCGTGTTTCAGGTGGCGCGAAGATCGTCGTTCCAATTATTTATGGAACAAACTCAACCGCTGGTTCTTACTCAGGCACTGATACTATTTCCACAACTGCTCAGACCGGCATCACAGCCGCAGAGTACGACTGGAAACAGTACGCTGCTACAGTAACAATCAACGGTATAGAAGAAGCCAAGAACAATGGCGAAGCACAAATCATTGACCTTCTTGAAGGAAAAATTTTCCAAACTCAGGAAACAATTATTGAGAACATGAACACCATGTTCTTCGGTAATGGTACTGGAAACAGTGGCAAAGATTGGCTTGGTCTGAGCGCTTTGATCGGCTCCACTGGTTCTCCCGGTGGC